TCTGAACAATTAAAGAAATGTTATGAGTATGCTATTAAAGAAGCATGTGATTATGACAAAGATGATTATCCAGATCATACACTAGAAGGTTACCTTAAAGAAAACGCTGCATTAATTGCTACGTTAGCTGCATCTGCATTAGAACAATCACATGCTGAGCTTAAAGACGACGAACTTACCATTGAGGTATACGAGTCTTGTTTAAACGCCATGAAAGAATCATACAATAAAAAAATTGATGAGTTAAAAGAGACTTGGTCATCAAAATAATAAAACTATGAAACACTTATCAACCTTTGAATCATTTGTAAATGAGTATTCGACAATAGTGGAAACTAAGAAAATGATAAAAGCCTTAAAAAAAGCTATAAAAGCTGCAGACTCTTTTGATGCAATTGGCACAGAGTTAGATGATCTTGACTATAGAGAGAAATATCAGTGGGAATTAGTTGAAGATGGCTCTAGATTCTCTTCTAATAATTATGATGGAAAATACCCAGTATATGTCATTACATATTTAGCGGGTTCTCGTCATGCAATAGCAGATCCAAAGTTTTGGAAAAATAGTGCAGAAATTGAAGAGCAAGTTGGAGATCTGGCAATAGGCTGGATAACAACTAAATAAATAAATTAAAACTATGAAACACATAAAATTATATGAAGAGTTCATCAACGAAGGCCTAAAAGCAGGTAGAGATGAACCGATTGCAAAAGCCATTATCGCATATAGATATGCTGTAGAAGGTAGTGGTCGCGAAAAAGCAATTTTCGACATGGGCTTGAATCCCGAAAGAACTGACTCAAACCCAGATCAGATGGAATATCTCTCAGGTTGGGGTAAAGATGCTATTAAAGCTCTTTCAGGAGCTAGAAGAATTCCTAGTAAATATATGACAGGCACTGTAATTACTTTAGCAGCTGATAATGGTAATTCATATTACTTTGATGGTAGCGATTTAGTAGAAGGTGATAAAACTATTATTAGAAATGCTTTGAAATTAACTTGGACTGAATTTATTGATGAATTAATCAAGCTAAAAGTTATTGAAGAGCCTAAATACTAATTGAGTTTAAGTATCATCGAATTAAACTTTTTAAAAGGTCTGTGTATAATGCATGGACCTTTTTTATTTAATAGACTTTAAATATGCCTAGAATACCAGTAGAAATTATTTATATGCAAATAGCATATCAAACAGCTAAACTTAGTTATGCTCAGCGCCGCCGCGTTGGTTGTATTATTGTTAAAGATGAACAAATTGTTTCATTTGGTTATAATGGCACTCCACATGGATTTAATAATGAGTGTGAAGAAACTTTAGTTGAAACTCAAAATTATGAGAACCCCGATCATGCTTTACATTTAGTAGAAGAACACGGATATGTATGTGAGAACGGGTGTTGTACTAAAGAGACTCAAACTACAAAACGAGAGGTTCTACATGCAGAATCGAATGCTATTACAAAATTAGCAAAATCTACGATGACATCTATTGATGCAGACCTATATACTACTACAGCGCCATGTTTTGATTGTGCTAAATTAATTATTCAAGCAGGTATTAAACAGGTATATTATTCAGAAGATTATAGAGATATGAGTGGCGTTGAATTATTAGAAAAGGCAGGAATCATCACAAAACAAGTTATATGTTGGAACGCGGATTAGATCAAATTATCGATAGCGCATTAGAAAAGAATATATTCGGAAAGGATTTTAAATTTAGAAAGGGTCAAAGAGAGATTATCACTAAAATATGTGAAACATATCTCAATGATCCTGATTCTACATTAGTTATAGATGCTCCAACCGGTGCAGGTAAGTCACTGATTGCGATGTGGTCTGCTCATATCCTAAAAGAGTTAGGTAATAGAGGTTATATGGTTACTAGTGACCTGAGTCTCCAGGATCAATATGAGACTGACTTCTATGAGTATGGTTTGAGATGGCCGTCAATTAAAGGTGTTGATAATTATGAGTGTTCTGTCAATGGTTTACCATTTTCATTGGGTGATTGTAAACTTAAGGGCATGGGTTATGAACAAGCTGAGAAATTAAGTTGTTATAATTCATGTGAATATCTTCAAAACAGAAGAAGGGCAATTGATCAACCCATTTCACTTCTTAATTATTCATTTTGGTTGATTCAGCGAAACTACGTTGAAGCCAAAATGCAACAGGAAGAACGCACAGTTCCTTTTGAAAAAAGAGATTTTGTCTTCTTTGACGAAGCACATCGAATAGATGATATTGTACAAAGTCATTTTAGCCCAAGAATAGAACATTCGCTAGTTGAGAAAATGGTAACTCTAAATAGATTTGCTAGTAAAAATGGATTTCAAGAAGCTAGTTATACTAAAAATAAAATACAATCATTGGTTAACCATATGATGAGTGGTGATAAACACGATGTATTTAGTGCGATGAGTGAATTTGAAAGAATTCTTCATGGTTTTGGTAAGGTTAGACAAGCAGCCAATAAAACTGCTAAAAAAAGATTTGGTGTTTCAGGTGTGCCTAAAAATTGGCAAACAGCATTTGGTCATTTTGACAGACTTAAAGATGTTCACTGTAAAGTAGAAGATTATCTTAGTTTGATTAAAGAAGTTGGAGTTGATAAGATGGTATTAGATCAAAATGAACATGAAGCGAAATTCATGTGTGTTGAAGAAAGTCTAATGATTAACAAATATCTGCATGAAAAGGCTGGATTCAAAGTTTTTATGAGTGCTACTATAGGTGATCCTCGAGCATTTGTTAGGATAATGGGAATTAAGAATGCTAAATTTATTAGAATGGATAATGCATTTAATTATGATAAATCACCAGTAGTATTTGTCAATCGCCATAAACTTTCATTTAGAGAACGAGATGAGAGTTTACCAAAGGTAGTAGAAATATTAGATCAAATTATAGATAAACACAAAGGTCAGCGCGGAGTCATTCACACTGGTTCATATGCATTCACTAATTATATCAAGCAAAACAGTAAACATACGTTTAGATTGATGGATTATGAAAACAGTAAAGAAAAATCAGATATGTTAGAACTTTTTAAAAAGAAAGATGGCGCAGTATTAATGGGTCCATCTCTCTTAGAGGGTTTAGATTTAAAAGACGATACAAGTCGATTCCAAATATTCTTTAAGGTACCATATCCTTCATTAGGCGATCCATTAATTAAAGCTAAAATGAAAACCTCAAATGAGTGGTATGATTGGAAAACGGGGATTAGTGTTATGCAAGGTGTTGGTAGATCAGTTAGAAGTAAAGATGATTGGGCCGTAACATATGTGCTGGATGCATGTTTTAGAAGTTTGATAAATAAACCAGGGTTTTTCCCTCCAAGTTTTATGGAAAGAGTCAAAACTATAAAATAAAATACATTATTATGAAAAGATTTTTAAATAGATTTAGTACTGCTGATAAAATAACTATACTGCTAAAGGTTTTAGCTGTGGGTACATTAGCTTTACTTATGAGTAGTTGTGCTTCTTTAGATTTTAGAATTGCTACATTAAATTACGCTGCACAAAGACAGTCGTTGAATGTATCTAGTCCAACTGAGGTAAAAACGTTCACAAGCAACTTTGACACATTTAAAAATTTAGATCCTCAAGATTTAGGACTTTCATTTGGTGGAAATTGGGTTCACTGTCGAATTCATGGTTTTCATGATTTAAACAATTGGACAGATTTTACTTATAATCCATATTGGTGTAGACCCAGTGATGGTTTTATGAGAGCGTCTTTATATAACTGGAACTGGGGAGGTTACAATTATTGGAATAATCAAATATGGGGATATACTCCACACAGATGGTCGCCTTTTGGATATGACAGATGGGGATATAATAACTGGATGGGCAATGTTTATTATGGTAATAGATGGAATAACTATTATGGATGGAACAATACATACGTGCCATATTATTGGAGAAGATCTAATATAAATGGTAGAAGGGGTAATGTTTCACCTAGAGTGCGATCAACTAGAACCAACACACCAACTAGAGTTATTAGAACTAGGCCTACAAGAACTCGAACACTGCCGAATAATGTTAGACCAACTAGGACACGTACAATACAGAACGATACTAGACCAGTTAGAACACCTATCAGAAGATCTGATGTAAGACCGCCTATGAGAACTGTCACACCACCGATCAATAATACACCTAATAATATTAGACCTGTTAGAACAAATATTAGGACGACTACTCAGCCTAGAAGATCTAAACCAACAAATGTAAAGAAAGACAATTTAAAATAAAAAACATGGGATTTAACAAATTATTTTTACCTGAACTGCACACACTTAAACATCAATTAGAAGAATTAGGAGAAACTGATTTTGGAAAATATTGGTTAAGACGTTTACAAAAGTCTGATGCAACCATTGGGTCGATTGAGTCGAATGACTTTATTAAACCTTTTGTAGATTTTGCATATAACAATAGCAAACTAATATTTGTAAAAAATGAAATGGATACAGATATTAAAAAATAAATTTATGTCAACACAATCAAATACTAATAATCAGCAATTTTATGTTTGGATTAAATCAGAAAGAATTGGCCAAATTGTAGAGGTTGCAGAAACACAAGACGATGCATCTTGGATTAAATTTACAGATGGTACTAAATGTAATTCTAAACTAGCCGGCGAATTTTTATTACCAGCTTCGAGTGAAGATCAGGCTAATATGATCGCGAAAGATTTTGGAGGAATTACAACTTATATTGATCCTACTGACGCAACACCAGTTAGACCACGAAGAGATGTGGAACCTACTGATGCAACTCCTGTTAGGCCTCGAAGAGATGTAGAACCTGTACAAGAAATTAATGTAATGATGGAAATGCTCAAGAAGATGAGCACTAAGAATAAAGCAGATTTACCTATTAAAGTAAATCTACCTTCTAAAGAGGTCTATTCTTTACTTAAAGATCAGATGGATATTACAAAGAAAGATCTAAATTCACAAATTGCGGCGCTCGTAGAAAATCAGATAGATAATTTAAGAGACGAACTAAAAGAACAAATAGAAACATTTATTAATAATTATTATAATGGCAGAACAAACACAACCAACAGAACAGGTGGAAGCTCAAGCTCAACAGAATCAGGAAATTCCAACGCGTAGAGAACGTAGACGTAGACTAAAACAACAAGGTGTATTAAGATATCTTAGTAAGAAGAGTTTTTTAGATCCTATTCGTGCGAATTTTAGAGCAGAAAATATTAAGACTGGTTTTAAGATTCAAGAAATTAGACTTAAACAATTACAAGAAGAGTGGGAAGAAGCATTCATGACTAGATTAGAGTCTATGAAAGAAACTTGGTATGAAATGGGATATAACTCTGAAGAAATCGGTTGGTTAGAAGAGGCCGCTGCAATTAGTTTTGCTAATGTCAAAGAAACACGCCGCGAAGATAGAAAAGAAGCACAACAATTAATGAAACGTGCTAAAGAATCATTGTTAACAAGACAATAGATTATGTTGAGTATTGGAATCGAGCCAGCAGATAATGGCGTCATTAAAACACTACTAGACGATAACGTCAATGGTGGTGGAGAACAATTTGAGGCTAGACAGGTTTATGAATTCGAAGGACCTATGAAAAGATCTAATCAAATTAAATTTATTAAAGATTTAATATTTGATTTAGGTATTGACACTGGAACAGAATTAGATCCTGATTATCTTCAAATATTTGCCGGATGGGGCAGAAAATACAAAGGTTCCGAAAAGGAAATAAAAAATAAAATCCAAATTTTACAAAAAGAAATTGAAAGATTAGGATCTATGTTGGAAGAATGAATTTAAAAGTCGAAGGCGTTTGGTGTAAAACTAGAACAGAGTTTGATAAATTATCTAAAACAGGTGATTACGATCTGTCTGTATCTTATTATGACATTTTTAATAGATTAATTAAAAGTGATCCTAATAACACCGAGCCCTCTGACATAATTATTTCTATTTATATTAGGAAAACAATTCAAAAAACTCTAAGAGATCTGGGCGAAGATAGTGATGCTAAGATTCTTTATATGTTTAAATCCCTGAGCGCAGATACTGTTAATGGATTTAGAGAATTTATAAATACTATGGTCGATGAAGAATGTGAATTAGATCTATTGGTTGTCAATAGGTGTGATTTTCCAAAAACAGGTGTTCTTAGCAAATTCGATAATGTTAGGTTTATAGATAATGATTAAACATAAATTATTTGCAAAGGGTGATCAAATCCATGCGTTAATTTCAACAACGCAACAGCCTAACTTATTAATACCTGTTAGGGCTACTATATATGATGTCAAATTCGATGACGTCAATCCACAATATCAAATTAGGATCAAAAAATTCTACGATCCTGTTTATTTTTTAAAGAAGAACTTATTTGGTGGGAGATTTATAAAAAACTTTGAAGGAAAAGACACTAAGATAAATCTAAAAAGAGCACTGTATTCTACTGTTGAAGATATTGAAAATAATATATTTAACGGTGACAAATGGAAGCAATATTTAATTGTAGTTGATTCTGTTTTTTGTACAAGAACTCGAGCTGAACAGGAATCCCTTTTTAATAAAATTCAAACATTTCATATTGAAATGAAGATTAAAGAACTTTATGAATTAGTGAATAGGTCAGTATATAGAAACGGTGAATTCTATTGGCACACGAAGGGTGAATATATAAAATCCTTACAGAAATTCTTAGGAAATAAATATCCCAAAGATTCTAAATGGGTAGATGAATTATTATATAGACCTGATACTGACGAAATGGACAACGCAGAATGGGTTTAATATAATATCCTACCATATTAGGTAGATATATATAAAAAAGAATATCCATATATGGCGATTACTGACGACGCACATTTTATTTTTAAGAAGGTACTTAATATTGCTGATAAAACCACAGGTTTAGATGTTACGCAATATTTTTATGAGGATACAAGGACTGGAAAAGAAGTAAAAACCAGTTCACCTAAACCAGGTTCTCTTAATAATGCCCCTCCAGAACCAATTGATACGGCTGGAACAGGTAAAAATACACTAGATTTAAATAATACAACCGCTAATTTTGGTGAAGATTCTCTATATCCAACTAATGGTGTAGATTCTAGAAGTTACGCAGTTAGAACATCTATTAGCGGAGATGACGGTAAAATTACGTATGAAGATAAAGGAGATACAGTTACCTTAGGTAAAGCACCTCGAAGTTTATTTAATAATTGGACATTACATAGATATGATAATAGAGTAGGAGTAGTTGCGCGAGATAGTACAAGTACTATAGGAGGTAAAGATTATAATAAACCTGTTATGAGCGCGTTGGGTGAGAACAAGATACTTAATCCAACTGCTAGAAATATAGTTGAATACGCTAGTAGTACTGGTGGAGAAAGCTTTGCATACAGTTATAGCGATTTTATTCAAATGGAACACTATGGTCAAATATCCAACGATTATTTAATTACACTTAGACGTTTTGCTTATCCTGTTGGTGATGATTTATTAAGTCCAAAAATGATGGGTACTAAACCCGAACCTATTAATGCAGATGCCCCTGATTTGGCTAGAGCTGTTACGTGGTTATCTCCGGCATTAGGTAATGATTTAAAAGAGATACTTAAATTTAAGGCTGGTTTTAAATGGACTGAAGCTAAATCAGAAATACAGGACGCACAATCTAGACAAAGCGATAGAGGTAAATTAGGGGAGGCAATAGATGACAGTAAATATGGTGCAGCTATTGAATCTGGTTTAAATGGTTTTACTGCGGCTCAAGCTAAGAAACTTAAAAATGTAGGTAATGTAGATCATACTAAAGAAACATATCCCAATAAGGTTTTTGGACCTCTTAACATTATTGATCAAGTTTTAACCAGAGACAAAGGTTTAACTTTTGATCAAGAATTTAAATTATCATTTCACTATGATTTAAAAGCATTTCCTGGAACTAGTCCAAAGGTTGCATTTATGGATACACTATCTAACGTATTAGCACTTACGTATAACAACGCACCGTTTTGGGGAGGTGCTACCAGATTCAGTGGTAGTGGTAAAACTGGAAAACCATTTGGTGATACATCGCTTTTAGAAAAAGGTGATTATGCAGGTTATATTGGTTCTATCGCTGATACATTAGCGGGCATGGGAGGTAACTTTATGGATCAACTTAAGAAAACTGCAAGTAATGTTGCAAATGGAGCAGGAATTAATAAAATTTTAGGTGATTCTAGCATATTAGAAAATATTGTCGGAGGTGGTTTAATGAAAATGTTGGGCGGTCCTTCCGGTGGTGATGTTATTAAAGCATTTTTAACAGGTGATCCAACCGGTCAGTGGCATTTAACCATAGGAAATCCAATGAACCCAATAATGGTTTGTGGAAACTTAGCATTACAAGATTCTGAATTTAGCTTTGAAGGTCCTCTAGGTTTTGAAGGGTTTCCTACTAAAATGAAAGTTGATATAACACTTAAACCCGGTAGACCTAGAGATAAAACAGAAATAGAATCTATGTTTAACGCAGGCAGAGGTAGAATGTATTTACAACCTGAATGGGGTGATGGAGAAAATATAGATATAGATGCAATGCTTAATGTAGATGCATATGGCCAAAATGGTAAAAATATCTCAAATAAAGCATATATGAGTAGACTTTCTGATATGTCTGCTGGATAAAATAATACTAATATATGGAATTTAAAGTATTCAGATCTAAAAAACTCAACGGTGATAAGAATAAGTTATTCTTAGCGCAACCTACTATGATGTTTAAAAGTTTGAGTCCTAGTGAGTCATACATGATCGCTAAACACATTGTTAAAGATGATGACGTTGTTAGACCGGATAGAGTTGCAGTAGAACATTATGGTACTACTGATGGTTTAGATATTATTTTAAAATTCAATGGTGTATCTGATCCGTTCTCTCTTAGTCCTGGAGAAACTCTTTGGATACCTATAGACACTATAGCATATTATAAATTGGAATCTCCTAAAGCATTCGAGGACAATCCTATTAAGAATCAATTCATAGATACTAAGCGCTTAAGTAAAACTGATCAAAGAAGATTAGAAGCTCTTAAGAAAAAATATAATAAAGAGGCTTTACTTCCACCTAATGTTATTCCTTTAGGCAAAAAGACCTATCAATTTGATGGTACAAATGTTAGATTAGGTATGCATGTACAGACTGACGATGTGGTTAATTCTATATTATCTGATATACGAGAAGGAGAACTTTCTACAAATACGATCGATTTAAATGATGAAGATGTATTAGTTATAAACACGTCTGATAATTTAAATAGTAATTCTAATGGTGACGGAACTTCTAATGGTGACGGAACTTCTAATGGTGATGGCACTTCTAACGGTGATGGCACTTCTAACGGTGATAGCACTTCTAATGGATCGAACATTTCATTGTATGAAGATGCTCTTATTAAAAATAGCGGTAATTACATAAAATCAAGTGGAAGTGGTGCTGGATCAATAGGCGGTGCTGGATTAAATGGAAGTGGTTCTGGTAAATCAGATAAAGCCGATATATTAGGCGGAAATATGCCTGACGGTTCGGGACCTACATCTACAGGAAATAATACCTCTGGGGGAGGAACTGACAGTTCGGATTCACCTTGTTCTAAATAATAAAATATGGAATTATCTAACAATATATTAGCGGTAGTAGAGCCTAGTATTAGGCCTATGGAAATAAAAATCGATGCTCTTGCGGAAGAAGAGGGAGATGACGCTGAATTCAAGCAGACCACCGTTATAGCTACTCTTAAGCCGATGGTTCTAGTTAATGGATATCAATTTTCCCCCGGAGATATAGAATTTTTTGAACTTAATTTAACTCAAGTTTTACCGACGTGTAAATTAACACTAAGAGATGGTGCGGGTAAATTTGCGGTTGGTAGTTATCCAAGAGATGGTGATTATTTTACTATATTGATTAATTCGAAAAATCAAGAAACGTTTAAATCTATTCATATGGATTTTGATATAAGTTCATCTTCTGCACCTAAAGAAGGTAATATAGAACCTGCTACATTTAGTATGAGTGGATTTTGTAAAGTACCTAGAATATATGCTGAAGATTGTGTTAGTCTTGAAGCTGGAGATTCTTTAGAACATATGGAAATAATAGCTAGAGATTTAGGTATTGGATTAGCAACTAATATAGATGCGGCTGATGATAAGCAAGCTAGAATTATGGCCTTTACTCCGTATTTAGATTTTATAAAATCAATAGTAAAGGAAAGTTATATTGGTGAAGAATCATTTCAAAAATTCTGGATAGATTCATATTATTATATGAATTATGTGGATGTTAATGCATTATTTAATTCTCCTAATCCACCCATTGAAGAGTTTGCTGAATCACTTGCATCTGCTGCCGAGTCAATGACACCTGACGCTGAATCTGCAAAAAATGCTGAAGAAAGTGGAACTGGTAATGATATAGAAGTACCATTGTTGTTGACAAACCATATAATGTTTATGGGTAATAATGCTTTTATTGAATCTCATAGAATTATAAATAATTCAAATACTATTAGTACTACGGCTGGTTATGCTAGGGAAATTACAATTTATGATGACAACGGCGAAGATAAAAAACAAGAGTTTAGAATTGAACCTTTAGGTGGAAATGATTTAAAGGAATTAGAAGAACCATTGAGGGGTAATAGGAATGATGATAGACACACTTCTCAGATAAAATACAAATATATCGGTAGACAAAACGCGGGTGAAGATGGTTTAGGTAATGTTCATCCTAATGCTGCATTTGCGCAATTGCATAATAAACAAAATGAAATGGAAACTCAAAAAATGAAATTGGAAGTTACTCTAAATTCATTTAACCCTTCTTTATATAAGTATCAAAAAGTGCCCGTATTAATGTATTTAATGGATTCACAAGCGATAGAGCAAAATGAAAGAATTAAAGGAGATAAACAAGAATTAGGCATGGATAGTGATGAACCATTCGGTTTAGGTGAAGATACTGAAAGCATTACTGATGAAGGTAAAAGAAGTCCTTCACAAGCACTTGATACTTTTTTGTCAGGTTATTATTTAATAGAGAATATTGTATATAGAACTGAAGATGGAGAGACTAAGCAAACTATAACTTTATTAAGAAGAGAGTGGCCAACGAGGACTGAGAATTTAATCAATCCACCTTCATAAGACATTAAGTTTTGTGTTAGTAAAGAAAATAGAATATATAACATATGTCAGATTTTAAACATATTAATGAATTTAGAAAGGGTACTAGGTTAAGAATGATCAGTGAAGATCCAACTTATCTTAGTTTCTTTATTATGTTTGACAGTGTAGATCCTGAACATTCTCCACTATTATCTGGTAGAGCAGAAGCTTATTTGAAAAAATTTGTAGATCCAGTGACCGGTACAAACTATGCTGGAAATTTAGCTGCGTTTAAAAAAGTTTTAATGAAAATCAATAAAGATATGCCATGGTTTTGGCAAAAAATATCTGGATTGGAGTTAACACAGACATATGGTAAAATGCAAGAGCCATGGCACGGTGCAGAAAATCCTAAAATAGACATTGAGTGTTTAGAGGAAAATGTAGAATTAACTGCAATAAGTCTTATGATGCTATATAGAAAGGCTGTTTATGACTATCAAAGATATGTTGAAGTTTTACCAAAAAATCTAAGATATTTTAGAGTGTGGATTGTAATGTCAGAAGTTAGAACATTCCAACAAAATACTGCAGCCAGGGATTTAAATTTATACGGGACGACGATGCCAGATAATAAAGCAGGGTCAGATATTGAACTTATTCCTAGGGCAAAGAGTAGTGAAACTGATATTTCTAGAAAATCTAGTAAATTTGACAATAAGTTGGTTGAGAATTATAATGCTGAATCAAAACCTCACATGATGTTTGAATTAGATTTCTGTGAGTGGATAACAGATTCTATAGCTGATATGTTTGCTGATGCATCTAAAATGCCGGAATTAAAAAAACCTAAAATTTCATTTTCATGGCAACATGCGCACATATCTGGTTCTAAATTTGGACCTAATATTACAGAGGATGAAAAAGTAGATCTTATACCAAAAAAACCAGAAGATGGTTTATATCCAAATACACCATTTAATCCATTAGCAAACGCACAGAATGCTATTAGTGATAAAGTGAATGGTTTAGCAAGTTCTCTAGTAAATAGATTTAATAACTTAAAAAATAGTTTACCGGGACAAGGTAATAATCCATTAGGTAGAGTTTATCCGGAAGGATTGACAGGTGCGGCAGCAACAATTGCTAATGCGGGTATGGATAAAGTAAAATCACTTTTATTAGATAATGTTCATGGAGCTGGCACAGGTTTGGGTTCTTTAGGAGATATAAATTCTGCGTTAGAAGCTGGTAGTATTAATGGTATTGCTAATTTAGCAGGACAACTATTCAAGACAAAATCTAAAAAACCAGCGAAAGGTAATATTACTCCTGAAAAAATATATGAACCTGGTGTAGACAGTAGCCCAGATGATAAATTAAATGATAGGGTTTATGATCCTATTCAACAAACTACTGATCAACCTATAAGTCCTAGTAGAATATATGATCCGGGAGTAGACAGTACACCCGATAACAATATTAACGATAACGTACACTCATAATGGATGAATTATTTCTAGACAATCTCAGAGATTCACACTGGTTGGGAGAAGTAGTTGTAAACGAAGATCCTCTCTTAAACGGTAGATGTAAGATTAAAGTTTATGGTAAATTTGATAAACTAACTGATGATGCTATTCCATGGGCAACCCCAATGAATAGAGATCAAGTGGGTTCGCATGCTGTGCCTAGAGTTGGTGATATTGTTGCCGTTAGATTTGATAATGGTAATATTTACCATCCAGAATATTGGTTTCAAGTTGATCAAAACACAGATCTTAAAACAGATATTTTAGAAGCGTCTGACGCACCGCATGACGTCATAAGTTTAGTCTATGATGCCGAAAGAAATTTAAGAATATATCACTCACCGGAAGATGGCTTAGTTATTACAAGAGGTGAAGGAGCTAAAGAAAGACCAATGATTCAAATTGATGAAGAAGGTTTTATTAAAATTAGCACAGATGCTAAAATGTTTTTAGATTGTGGTGATATATTTGTTTCTAATACAGGTGAACCCGGAGCAGACGAAACAGAACCAGCAGTAAGAGGTCAATCTTTACAAGATTGGCTACAAATGTGGTTAGACGATTATAACGCACATATTCACCCAACCGGTGTTGGGCCATCTGGACCACCTATGCCACCTACACCTGCAACTGTAGGAAAATTATCTAGTACTCATATTAATTATCAACAAAAGAATAAATAAACATGCCTGCACTTTGGCCAACATTCATACCAGCATTAGCGTCTGATATAGCAGGTCAGTCATTCACTAAACCGGGTGGAGCTATGGTTTCTTATGAGCTCCCAAAAGTTGGAACTGATCAAGTTCCTATTTTTCCACCATCTAAAGAGTTGATAGAGTCTGTTAAGCCTGGAAATCCTGTTAATGCAAATTTAACAACTGATCCTACTTCAATGATTAATGCTATAAATTTATCACCATTAAGCGGAAGATATGATTTTGGTGTAAGAGTCGCTGAAAGATATTTAGAAGCTACTAAAAGTTTAGCACAAACTCCATTCGGTGCAGTTCATACTAATAATCCTGCTGCCGAATTTATTTTAAAACAAGGTTATGGTTTAGTTTTTGAAAGACTATTAAAAGAAGGTGATATACCTTTATTGGATCAAAAGGATGAGAACGGTAATGTCATAGAACAAGGTAAAGAATCTCATCCAGATTATGCTGATTTTTGTCCCGGGCCTATCGAACCGCCAGATCCTGTCGAGGAACAAAAGAAACTAGATAAAAAGTTTGATAAATTTGTAGATGAGAAGAAGAACGATTCATATTGGGATTTATATAAGTTTAGATTTTTTGAATTTCCATGTTTAAGTGGCAACGAGACACAAGTTGAATTAGAGAATTTATTTGCGGCTAGATTAATAGAACAATATAAAACATCTAATGATAAAGATGAATTCAAACTATGGGCAGAATGTTTAGGTTCTAAAAAATATAAAGATAGTACTCTAGCAATAAGCGGCAAACCATATCCTAATATTAGTACACAAACTAGGGCTGATATAACAGCAGCCGGTTATAACTGGCAATCTTTAGCAGATAATGTGAGTGATTTATTTATAGCTGGTATAGAAGGTAATGGACCTACGTTAGAGTGTCCATTAAATGAATGGAAAATTCAAGTAGCATATGATTTTGATCATGATCCTCCTGAAAATCCAAGTAAAAGACCTAAGATATTAACATCTAATGTAGTGGCTACTTTTAGCTGGTATCCTGGTTTAAGACAAGGTTCTTTTTCTTATCTTAATGGATCTGCTGTTTCTGCACCTAAGTGGATAAAAACTCCAAATTGGATTGAAACCGTATATGAAAAAGGTGAATGGAAAAATCATTGGAGAAAAGTACCTGAAGATAAAATAAGACAAGCTTCTAGAGCGTCTGATCCGGGCGAAGAACTTTTAAAAATAGATCCAAAATTAGGGGGTACTTTATTTAAGTTTCAAATGAAAGAAGCCTTAGATGCAAAAAAGGTAGCCGATGAATGTGAAGCTATTGAACCAAGCTCTAATATTAATTATAATTGGCCAGGTGGCGATCCATATGAAGAAATGGCAGCCGTTACTATTGCTTACTGGTATGCATGTTTAGTAAAACCTTTTGCACCAACTCCATCCGCTTTACCTGCGTTAATTCCTCCGCCATTAACAGGTATCTACATACCACTATATTATGGTAGTAAAAAAAGATTAGCTAATAATTTAAGGAAGGCTTGGAATACTGGCAAAACATTTAGTGTATTACCTGCCCCAATGCCACCTGCACTTGCGGTTTCTACTGCGGTCGCTGCAGCATATGCTTTGCATTTATTGGAATTTAAATTACTTTATTTAGGAGGTATACCTACACCAGTGGGTCCAGTACCTATGGTTGGTTTTGTACCTGTGGTATTCTAATAATTAATTGGATATATATTATGTTACACCTTTAATATAAAAATAAATGAACAACGAAAAAAACAAAAGAGTTAGAATTGGCGAAGTTAAAGTCGAGGAAACTAAAATCGAAGAAGTAAACAATCAAGTTGAAAATTCACAAGAAGATTTACAGGATGTCACCGAATCCTATTACGATGAAAATGGTGAATTTATGTGGGACGCATATGAAGCTAGTTGCCCATCTAAAACAAGAAAACCCAATCCACATATCAGAACTCTAAGAGGAGATAAAGTTTTTTCTAGAGAAGATTACGCACAAGATTTTTATGACCTACTAACGGAATTTGACAGTAAATACGGTCAATTAGTTACTAAACTAAATGTAGGTGAAATTCATGAAGGTAAAATTTACGGAGTAAGTTCTGAATTTATTAGTGTTGATATTGGTTATAGAGAATTAATATACGTTAAATATGATAAAGAACCTGCTGATATACAAGCATTAAAACCAGGCGATGAAACATCTGTTTTAATTACTCAACTTGCTAAAAACTCACATATATTAGGATCAATTCACGGAGGTGTTAAACATCGCGTATTCATGGATCTTAGAGAAGGTGTAGAAACAGGTGGAACCGCATGGGTGGGTACTGTAACGCATATGATTGAAAATGGAGGTTACATGGTAATGATTCAAGGTATTGAGTGTTTTATGCCAGGATCACTTGCTGGAATTAATAAACTGCATGATTTTTCATCCATCATTGGTAAAGAACTATATGTTGTGCCAGTTAGTTTCTCACCAGAAAGAGGCACATTAGTAGTTTCTCATAGAAAATATTTACAAGCGTTAATTCCTAATGAAATATCGTCATTAAAAGAAACACAAGGCGAAACTCTTACCGGAAATGTAACAGGAACTGCAAAATATGGTGTTTTTGTAGAGTTTAATAAATGTCTAACCGGTATGATTCATAATAATGACTTAGACGAAGAAACTTTAGCTAAATTTAAAGCTAGAGAAATTAAACCGGGTGATCAAATATCTTTTATGGTAAAAGATATCATAAGTAATACAAAAATTACATTAACACAGAAAGCAAATATCGTAGTAAATCCATGGAGCGATATCACATCAAGATACACCATTCCTTCTGTAATAGAAGCTACTGTTAAGACTAAAAAAGACTATGGTCTATTCATTACAATAGAAGAGGGCGTTACTGGACTGTTACATGTAAGCGAATTAAGTGAAGAAGTTATGAGTGTATTTAAGGCCGGTGATAAGATCACTGTTCAAATTACAAGAATCGATGTCGATTCAATGAAAGTCTTTTTAAAGATGCCTCAATAACTATTGCAACGAGAGTGTGATATATATTGAAACGATAATATCATAATCTAATATGCAAAAATTAAATATAGATTCTTCAAGGGAATCAATTTTGAATGCAGCACTTATGGGTGTTGAATTTGAATTCTATTCTAATATCGATCTAGAAGCTACCAAAAAATCTTTGGCTCAGCTTCTAGATCGTAAGATTAGGTTGGAAGACAAAGCTCATTCGGATTTCCAACCATCTGCAGAAGAATTTAAAATAGAACCAGATATGTCGGGTGGAAAAGGTCTAATGGAACTAGTTACAGGACCTATTCCGTATAGAAATGCTAGAATAGTTGTAAACAAAGTTTTAGATTGGATATCTAAAAACGGATACACTAACGATAGAGCATCAATTCATGTTAATTTATCATTCGATAAAAAATTCTTAGAAGATAAAGATCTTATTTCTAGAATGAACGTTCTTAAGTTTATTTTAGAATTTGATGAAAAACAAGTTTATAAATTCTTTCCTAATAGAGAAAATTCCGCATACGCAAAGAGTGTTAAATGGGTAATGCCAAAATGGGAAGCATTTCATTTTGACGCAAATCAAATTGCATCTAATAATTTTAAATTTGCCGATACTAAATACTATGGAATAAACTTTTCAAAGAAGGAAAAGAATTATTTAGAATTCAGATACTTAGGAGGTCAAAATTATGAAAAGAAAGTTGATAATATACTTTATTTAACTGAGAGTTTTTTAATGCAAATGTGGCATTCTTGTAATGATCCTAGATTTACAGCTGAAAATAAAATAGAACTTCAGAGAATTTTAAATAAAAATAAACCTATTTCAGAGGCACTTAAAAATTATACTAATGTCAATAAACATTGGCCTAATATAGAAATATTAGTAGATTTACAAAGTAATCCTACTATTATTAATGTACACTGGGAAAGATTTAAACATAGAGTTGTTGATTTATTGGTCAATGGTTCTATGGAAGCCGGAATTATAAACTATGATTCAGATTATGGTGCAGTTCAAGTGAAAGATGGAAAGTTTCCAACTGTTTATTTACTAGAAAATTTTGAATTTATAGACTGTGAATTAACAGGTAATATAACTAACTGTAGTTTTTATAATTGTGAAGTTAGTGGTTCTGCCGTTATGATGTGCAGTCTATATAAAGGTACTAAAGTAAAGGAGTCTAAAGTAGAATCATGTTATACGCATGGAAGTTGTGAATTAACTAACTGTTATGTTGCCGGAAGAGACACTATGTTTAAAGGTAAAATGATAGGTGGAATATTTAGAGAGGGCTTTAGAAGTAAAGACGCTAGATTTGAAGAAACTGAAATAGTAGTAAGTAAAAAAATAAACTAATATAATGAGTGAAATTAGAAGCGGGTCTAATAACGACTTGACAACCGGAAGACAATTTGATGCAAACTGTTTGAACGCATTTCTAGATGAATTAGGTGACGATATCACAGGAGCATGTATGGTTCCTATTAATTTACCACAAAAAGAAATTATTAATATAATTAAGAGAGCTAAAAAATGGTTTTATAAAAAATATGAATATTCTGTAAAAGAGAATTTATACCATATTCCAAATAGCGTATTTAGTAGTGATTATTTTAAATCTCACAGAACTCTTAATTTACCAGGACCAAGTTTAGACGGTGGAGGTGGAGTATTTTCTGTTTATGGATTATATGATCTAATGTCTGGCTTTCATGGTCAAGGAGGCGGATTAGATCTTAGATTCCAGTCTGGTGGTGACTTCTCAATGGAGAGAATGTTGTTTAGAGGTATGTATGAAGGTTCTGGAATGGCTGAGGCTGCAGAAGAATTGCAATACTATGTATTGAATGCTTCAATGGCAGATTTGTCTAGACAGATCCTAGAGAACCCCATTTCTTATGCATATTCCAGTTTAACTGGTGAACTTAAGTTTTTAGGAGATACGCCAAAGGGTGATGTTATTCTGGAGATTTACGAAACTATTCCTGATTGTGCGTTATATGAAGATGAGATTTTCTTTAGATATGTTAGCGCTAAAATTAAACAATCTATCGGTACTAAACTTGGAATCTTTAAGTTTGCTTTACCTGGTAATGTCGATTTTGATTATGATGCTATTAAGTCGATGGGAGATGATGAACTTAGTATTATAGAAGAAGAGATTAAGGGAGACGAAGGTGTAGATTGGATGATGCATTCGTAAATAAACAAGATAAATATATAAATGGAATTATACATAAAATATCCGACTGATCCTAATTACGATCCGTATCAAGTTCAAACTAATAGTGAAATAGAAATGTTGATTACACAAATTCAAACACTTTTATTTACTAATACAGGTGAAGTGATGGGTAGTTATAGATTTGGTTGTGATTTAGAAAAACTTATATATGATTTCAACGCAAGTGCATATAATGTGAAATCTATTATAATTGAACAAATAAATCAATATTGTCCATTAGCTGAAAAATTCAATATAGATGTTAATGTTGAGTTTTTAAAGGGTGAAGTTAGAGATATTGGTTTAATCGATATTACAATAGATAGTAGATATGCTATAAAAATAAGCATGCTATAAAAAAGTATACAAAAAAATGGCAGAATTAAAATTTTTAAATACAATTAGAACAAGTGCTAGTCAAATAAATAATGACGCTAGAACTTATATTTCTAGAGTGTATAAAAGAGCAAACAACTTATTTACAGTTGCTTCTCCTTTTGCACAGATACTGAGCGTCTTATCTGAGATGGTAGAATTAGTTATGTTCTATATAGAAGATTCTGTCGTTGAACAAAACATATATACTGCACAACAACCTGAATCTATTTATGGTATGTCTAGATTAACCGGTCATGACGCAACTAGAGGTTTTGCAGCGACTGGTGAGATTGATTTTAGGTGGAAACCAGGTGCAGATATGGCTAAAATTGCAGGTAGCACATTAAATATAGACGGTAGAGCTAAACTTAAATTTGATATAAATGGTTTAACTTACACTCTATTAAATTCTATAGATAAATTTAAACTAGAAAAAACAAATTTTAATTCATTTAGAACTTCTATAATTCAAGGTGAATTTGAATCTCAAACATTAACTGCAACTGGTGAAAAACTACAGTCTTATAATGTCAATACTAGCGGTCTGACT